TTAAACGCTCAAGGTAATTATGTTCAGAAAAGTTATGAACAACAAACAAGTAAAATAGTAGAAGATATTGTAAAGAATAATTTTAAAAGCGATAAGAGTATCGATTTAGAAAGTACATATGGATCAAGAAGACTAGTTTTTTCAAATAAGCATCCTCTAGAAGTAATAAGAATACTTAATTCTGAACATGTTTCCGATGAAAACAAATCTTCTGCTTTTGTTCTGTTTCAAAGATCTCAAAAATATGTATTTTCTACATATGAAAAACTATTCAAACAAGGCGCAGTAGTTACTTTAAAACAATCAGCGACTTTAGCTTTTGCTAATGGTGGTGATAAAGCAAATTCTATTTTATGGATCGATGTGCCGAATTCGTTCTTTACCCCAACTAGATCTCTGTCTAAATCTCAGCAGAACTCGTATGACCCTACAACTGGAACTGCTGATCAAGTAGAACAAAAAAAGAAATCTTGGAGTTTACCTGGAAACCAAGCGTATGACGATACTTCTTATTCTAAAGCTGTTCCAGTCCATACTATGAACGATGCTATAAACAATAAATCATCTACAAAACTAGCAGATGCAAGAAAAAATAGAGTAGATTTCTTATCGCATTTATCACAAACATATGGAACATTAGAGGTTTATGGAAACCCAGATATAACACTTGGTTCTATTGTGAATTTGGATATTCCTAATAAATCTGATGGTAATACCTCTGCTGGTGAAAAACAATTTAATGGTAAAGCATTAGTTGTTTCAATTAGACATAAGATAAAACCAATTGGTGAAACACCTAGATATACTATGATTCTTGGTGTTGTAACTGGTGGTTATAAAGAAGGTGGTGGTGGTAATGGCTAAAATGTACTTTGCAGAAGTCAGAGATATTATGGACCCATTAAGATCTGGGCGTGTTAGAGTCAGAAAATATGGTTATGAGAATGATGAACAGAATGTAAAAGACGATCATCTTCCATGGGCTTTGCCTTTGCAACCTATTACATCTGCAGCTACAGGTAAGGTTGGAATTATTCCAACAGGAATGATAGTTGGTTCAAGAGTTATTATTGTATACATGGATAACGATACAGCTGAGCAGTATCCTATTGTTTTAGGATCCTTCGCTCGTGGTGCTTTATTAGCTAATGAAACAGTTGGGGTATAGAAAGAATAAAATGGCAGTTTCAACTACAGATCTCGATCATGCTACAGACAAATTGGATAAAGCTCAAATAGGAGTAGATGTGCTTGGCTCTACTCCTAGAAATATATTAATGTTTAGACATCCGAGAGTTGAAGGAACGCCTCTTGGGCAGTCAACCCCACCATTTGCTACTTCGACTGAAGCAAACACAAGTAAAAACGATCCAAATGCAAAAAATGTATTAGAAGAAGTAAAAAAAAGAAATGTTACTGTAGCAGACGAACCAACAACTGCTTCAGCCGCTCCTGGGAAAGATCTTGCACAAATAATATCACAAGTTGATCCAGCTGGTTCAGCTCAAGTATTTCCAAACATGATCAGACAATTTGCTATGATTAAATCAGTAATGAATGTTGCTGGTGGTGGAGGAGGTAGATCTGCTGCGCCTACATCAAGTCAGACTATTGTTTTATCTGATGCGTTTTCAGAAGCTCTTTGTATACTTTGTAACACAACAAGTTTTTCAGAGGTTATGGTAGCGCTTGATCATCTACTGATCAATAATGGCATCAGCAGAATTGATGCTGGTTATCAAACTATTGTAAGAAATGGTATAACTAATTTAATACAAAAGGCTCTTATTTTTGGCGAAAATAATATACCTGTAAAACCAACACCAGTTGTTGTATATGGCACAAAAATACCTCCTACAAATTTAATTTTACCTGATATATACTCAGTTTTAGATTTAGCAGTTAAACAATATTACACATATAATTCTGATCCATATCCTGGTTATATCACATACATTAATAATGATCAAACATATAGCTACGTAAAAAGAAGAGAAATAGATTATCCTTATGAAAATGTAGATGATGAATGTTTATCTATAGCTGAAAAAGGTATAGCGTATGATCTTTATGCTTATGTATATACTAAAACACCAATAAGTGCAGATAATATGAATAGTATATTGATAAAACATAAAGTAAGTCATGAAGAAAATGCTATGCATTATACTATTGGTAAAAACAGTAATACCAATTTAATGTCAAATTTGAGCGCTATACTTGGAATAGCTGGTATTATAATTAATTTGGCGCAAAGTTCATTTTTAGGTAAAACTATATTGGGTAGCGAAGTCAGTCAAGCATTAAATGCATTTTCTAAAAATTTATCCATGGCAAAAACAATGGCAGGAATGGCATCATCAGCATTAAAATCGCCATCATCAGGAGCTGGTATAGCAGGTATTGCTGCTATTGCAGGAATTCTTTCTAACGCTGGTATTCCTATGCCAAATATTGCATCAGCTGTTGGTGGAAATGCAGTTCTTTCTGAGATATTAGCTGCACGTGGAACAATAGCTGGAATTGCATATGCAATTGCTTCTGTTACTAGTTTAAATAACCAATTAAATAATTCCGGAAGTTCTGTTTCGCAATTAAATTCAACTGCAATAGGCCAAACTACGCCATCATTAGCATCAATACTAAATGCAATGAAACTTGCAGGGTTTACAGTTGCAGCTATTAATGCTGCTGAAGCAGTTCTTAGAGATATAGGGTTAGTATAATGGGACAACCACCTAACAAAAAATTTCCAGATTCTAAAGCTATAACGGATCCTGGAGATTATCCGTATATTTTTGGCTACAGAGATACTAATGGCTGTGGTGTTATATCTGGTGTAGATCCTAACAAACCAAATGAATCATATAGATGTGAAATCAATCATGACGGTAGTTTCGAAACCAGAGAAATATCTGATGAATTTGATGGTATGGTTACTTCTCATGTGCATCATGAGAGATTAAATGCTGGAAGTACCAGTAAAAATAATGATGGTAATGTAGATATTAGTGGCCAAGCTACTTTAAACAGTAATTATAAAGGCGATGTTGGGCATGCTTCTGGAGGAACAGAATATAAAGCTGCTATTAAAACAATTAGTGGATCGGCTGAATCATCAACTATAGTTGCTCCGGGTGGTAAAAGCTACAAACTATACGATGATGATGTTATTGAATATATGTCCAAAGACAGAGCCATAAGTGTAGATGGTAATGAAGTAATAGCAATTGGTAAGTCATCAATTACAATGGTACAGGGTGATTTTGGTATTCACGCCCAAGGTTCTAACGGATTAGATTTACAGAGTGAATCCAAAGCCCAGTTGAGAGCTACACAGAAAATTAACATTCAGAGCGATACTGAAATTCTATTGAAAGTTTCTGGTGCCACCGTAGATGTTACACCTGCTACAATTACAGCAAAAATTGGAGCTGCTACAGTAAGCATTGCAGCTGGTACAGTTTCAGTAAGGCTCGGGGGGTCTTCTTTTGTTATAACATCTGGGTCTATAACAGGATCGGCCAGTTTAATTAAAATGAATAGTCTTACACTTCCTAGATAAATACTAAGTTATAATAACAATTTAAGGTAAATATGGCTACAAATTTAACAAGAGCGCAGTCGATAACTGGATCAAATACTAAGAAAGTCGAATTCTTTTCTGACTTCTTAAACAGTTTTGCGAAAACTCCGTATGGCAATCAGCTTGGCCGTGTTACCAATGAGCAATCAGTCAATCAGTCTTTAAAGAATTTGATAATGACGAATATAGGGGAAAGAATGTTTCAACCATTTGTTGGTTGTAATGTCTATGACTATTTGTTCGAACCTAATGTACAAGATTATATTACATCTCTTGAATCGTATATTGAAGATACTATAAAAATAAGCGAACCAAGAGTCAATGCTCAAGAAATAACAGTTTTACAGGGTTATGATGAACAAACTATCCAAATAAAAATTGTTTACAATCTTATAAATAATCCAGCACCTATAACTCTTGACTTTCTCCTAAAAAGAGTACGATAAATGGCAAATAGCTCTTTAACACTTACATCATTAGATTTTGATACATTAAAACAGAATTTTAAAACATACCTTTCTTCACAGTCAGTGTTAAAAGACTACAACTTTGATGGTTCGAACATCAATGTTCTTCTTGATGTAATGAGCTACAACTCTTATCTGAACTCTTTCTATTTGAATATGGTTGCATCAGAAATGTTCTTGGACTCTGCTCAAAAGTATGAGTCTGTTGTTTCGCACGCCAAAGAGTTAAACTATGTTCCAAAAAGTGCTCGTTCTGCAGAAGCAGAAATTTCTTTTACCATAGATACAAAGGGTATAAGTGATCCTTTATATATTAAAAAAGGTTCAAAGTTTTCCGGTACAAATTCTAATGGAACTTACACATTCACAACCGATACTCAACAGTCTTTTGTTTCGAGTAACAGTACATATTCAATTAATAAACTAAGAGTATACGAAGGTTTGTATTTTACTGAATCTTTTCTAGTAGATTATAATATCGAGAATCAAAGATTTCTTTTATCTAATAAAAATGTAGATACTAGTATTGGTAGTATAACAGTTACTGTCATAGAAAATAATGGATTAACTAGTACTGTTTTTACAAAGGTTGATACTCTTTTTGGATTAAGTTCTATTTCTAATGTATATTTTTTACAGGGCGCTGAGAATGGTAAATATGAAATTGTTTTCGGTGATGGATTGTTCGGTAGAAAACCTTTAAATTCTAGTATAGTTTCAGTTCAATATAGAGTTACTAATGGTACAGATGCTCTTGGTGTTGATAACTTTACTATAATACAAGATATTGGTGGTGACAATAATGGAAGTATATCAAGCCCTACCATTATTGTAGACTCTATTTCTTCTGGTGGTGCGAATCAAGAATCAATAGAATCAATTAAATTTGCTGCTCCTCGCTATTTTGCTACACAACAGAGAGCGGTTGCCTCGGACGATTATTCTTCGTTGATAAAGACAAATTTCAGTGGTGTAATTACAGATGTTAATGTTTATGGTGGCGAACAACTAGAGCCAAAACTGTATGGACGTGTTATAGTTTGTTTGAAACCAACAGGAGCTTTAGTAGCTCCAAATTATGTTAAAGATCAAATTTCAAACTATCTTCTAAATTATATTTCATTACCAACAAGAGTAATTATTACAGATCCAGAATATCTTTATATAGATGTCGATAGTGTAGTACAATATAATACAACATCTACAACAAAGTTAAGTAACGATATTAAAACAGCTGTTGTATCTTCCATGAAACAATTCAGTACAACCTATCTTGAAAAATTCAATGATGATTTCAGATATAGTAAATTCGTTAATGCCATTGATAATTCAGATTCTAGTATTACTAGTAACAGTACAGAAATTAGAATTTCAAAGAGAATAACCCCAAAATTAAATTATTCTACTTCTTATGTATTGAATTTTAACAATTCAGCTGAAATCGAAAAACCAGTAGCTGGTTACGACCCAAGTAAACAGTCTAGATTTTATGATGAACCAATGTTAGAATCATCACCATTTACATATGTAGCAAACAATGGTACTGTTTATGACACGTGTTATTTCCGTGATGATAATTTTGGTGTTTTAGTTATATACAAATTCATTAATAATGTATTTACTATCATTAATGACAATGCAGGATCTATAGATTACATTAATGGTGTTGTTAAAATCAATAATTTAACAACATCTTATTATAATAATCATATTTCTATATACATTCATCCTATGAACAAAGATATTATTGTATCAAAAGATAAAATCATATTAATCGATTTGACAGACGTTACTGTCAATGCAATACCAACGCAGAAGTAATAATATGGATTTTTCCGTAGAAAAGAAAATATCTAATTTCATAGAAGGTCAATTTCCTCAATTCTATCAAGAAGAGGGAACTGATTTCATATTGTTCATGAAGGCGTATTATGAGTGGCTAGAGTTAGAAACTCAGCCAGTTGGTAAAGCTCGTAGAATTTTTGACTATCGTGACATTGATAATACTCTTACTGAATTTCTTGAACATTTTCAGTTAAAATATCTTTATGGTATTCCATTCAATGTGATTATCAATAAGAGATTTCTTTTAAAGCATATCCTTGATGTGTATCGTTCAAAAGGAACAATACAGTGTTATAAGCTTCTTTTCAAATTAATCTACAATCAAGATATTGAGATATATTTACCAGGTGTTGATCTACTGAAACCATCAGATGGTACATGGGTTGAACCTTTGTATTTGGAAGTAACAGATAACCTTAATATACAAAGTTTAGTTGGTAAAACAATTGTTGGAACATCTTCAGCCACCACTGCAACTATTGAAAGTTTTATTACTGAACCAATTAATAACAATATTGATTCTACTGTTTTTATCTCAAATATGATGCCAAAAGGTGGTCAATTTATATACGGCGAAAAAATAGTTGATATAAATTACCGAGAAAACACACAAATAATTCAAGCTTCTCCTACAGTTCTTGGGTCTCTTGATTACTTGAATATAATAAATGGCGGTCAGAATTTTAATATCGGTGATGTTATTAAAATAGCACATAGAGACATTTCAAACAATTCAGTAATATCTTCTGGTATTGATGGAAAATTAAAAGTTACCGGATTATCTAGAGCTTTAGGTTCCATAAATTTTAATATCGAAAAGGGTGGATTCGGTTATACATCTGATGCTAATATATTAATATATAAAAATAGTGCATCAGGTAATGGCGCCGCTTTTAATATGAGCAATTATTCATATAAGAAATCAATAGAATATAATACAGATTTAATAGTCGATTATTATACCAAACCTATAAATTCAGCAACATTCGGATTTCCTGCAAATACTTCTGCTAACAATTCGAGTAATTTGAATCAAGTGTTCTCGTATCAAAATAATTATTTTGGCACTATTGCTTCTTTGACAAATATCAATACAGGTAATGGGTATACTGATAATCTTAATATTTTCGTTCGTTCTACACAAGTTTCTTCTAATGCTTTGCCAGGGACTATAAGTTACAGTACAGCTTCAAATACAATTACAGGATCAGGCACACTATTTCAAGGCAATTCAACCATAACTTTCTTTGCAAACGGCGATGTAATATGTTTACAGGCTAACTCTTCGAATGCAAGTTCTATTGAATACCAAGTAATTAAATCTGTCAACAGTAATACTAATATAACTTTGTATGGCCCTACAAAATACAATTCTACTGGCCAGGCGATTTACAAAAATGCTCCTGTTATTTTACCTTCTAATTTTGCTATATATGAACCTACAATGTATAGACCTGATGGCACAATTAATGGTATAAACGAAAAGATAACAGGTATACCATCTTCTGGAAACAATATTATAGCCAATACAATTGCAATCGATTCTGGTAAAGGGTATAATGAAGGTGAAATTGTATATGCGTATCTATATAATGGATTAAACTCTATATATATTTCCAATGGTGGTATCGGGTATTCTAATGCAGAACCTCTTAATATATTTGGCGGCGACCCCTCTAGTATTGCTTATGGCTATGTAACAACTGATGGCACTGGTTCTATTTTATCTGCAGTTTTAAATAATGGTGGTTCTAATTACAAATCAAATCCTTCAATAAGTGTTAAAACTGCAAATGGAACTGGTGCTATTTTAACAGCTTCTGTTTCTGAATTTAATACAACAGTTAAAGTCACTGGTAAAGTTGTCAAGACAGGTGTTGGTAGAAGACAAGGTTATTGGTCTACTACAAGAGGCTTTTTGAATTCAGATAAATATATACAAGATAGTGAATACTATCAAGATTATTCATATTTAATTAAAGCAGCCTTAACGCTTGATAAATATAAAGATATTCTATACAATACATTTCATACTGCAGGTTCTGAATTATTTGGTCAATTTTATCAACAATTACAAGAAGGAACTAGTAGTAAATTGATATATGAGCCAAAAATAGTATTATATGTTCCTCAATATCCAGCCCAAACAGATTCTAATTTGATTAGATCAGATAATCCTTTCGTAACAGCAGATCAAGTACCATAAATGGAGAAATTAATTGCCATATACTAATGTTGTTTTTCTTGGCACCAATCCAAACGATGGAACAGGCGATCCATTACGCACAGCTTTTAATAATATAAATCTTAAATTTTATGATATATATTATAACTACCAATACTCAAATACGCTTGCTGCTAATGTTGCTACATTAACTTCGAACAACGTATCTTATGTTGGTAGTGTAACAGCTGCTAATGTTGTTTCTAATGCACAACTTCAGGCAAATTTAAATAATTATGTGCAAATAACTAATCTTTTAGGTTATGGTTACCAAACATCAGATACATTAGCTGCCAACGTTGCTAAACTTACTGCTAATAATGCTAATAACCTTGGTGGTACACCAGCTGCCAGTTATGCTCTATCAGCTGCATTAGTGAATTACCAAACAACTGCTGGATTATCGACTAATGTTGCTACATTAACTTCGAATAATGTATCTTTTGTTGGTAGTGTAACAGCAGCTAATGTTGTTTCGAACAATCAGTTATCTTCTAATCTTGCTAATTATCAAACATCTGCTGGTCTTGCTGCCAACGTTGCAACTCTTATAGCAAACAATGCAGCGTTTATTGGTAGTATAGCAGCTGCCAGTGTTGTTTCTACTCAAATATTACAAGATAATTTGTCTGCTTATCAAACATCTGCTGGACTATCAGCCAACGTCGCTAAACTTACTGCTAATAATACCACTTATGCTTTTGGTAAAACTCAGGGTGCAATTAATGCAAATAGTGCTTTGTATGCTAATGCTTCAATAACTAATACATTTACTGTTGGAACATCTGCATATTATGTTGCTAATGGTAATGTTGGTTTAGGTGGCAACACCACACCAGCAAGCCCATTGACTGTTAATGGTGTTATACAATCTACTAGTGGTGGATTTAAATTTCCAGATGGTACAACACAGCTTACTGTTGCTACTGGTTTTTCTAACATAGTAGTTTATAAGTCTGAGGACGCTCTTAACAATTGGACAATTCCTGCTAATGTAACTAGATTTAAAGTAACAGTTGTTGGTGCTGGTGGCGGCGGCGGTGGTGTTGCAAATGGAGCTACTGGGGCAGCATGTGGAGGTGGTGGTGGTGGTACAGCGATAAGAATATATACTGGAGCTACTCCAGGCACTACAACTTATTTTCAAGTTGGAGGTGGTGGTACTGGTGGTCTTTATGCTGCAAATGGTGGTAATGGTTCTGATTCTCTATTGATATATGGAGGAGTTACGATTACTGGTGGTGGTGGGCTTGGTGGTGGGTATATATCAAGTGCAGGTTCACTACTTGGACCTACATTTTATATGTCTGGTATTGCATCTGGTGGGGATTTAAATATAAATGGAAGTGATGCATTTGCATATCAACAATTTTCTGGAAGCTCTCATCTAGGACCTGGTCGAAGAACACCAACTGGCATTTCTGGTCCATCATCTCCTTCCGCTAATGGATTTTTATATGGTGGCGGTGGATGCGGCGGCCATGTTGCAACAATTACAGGTTCTGGCCAAGGTGTTAGAGGTGGATATGGCGCAAATGGTGTCGTAATCATCGAATATTAATTTTATAAAAAAAATAAGAACGGGAAATAATGGGAAAGCTGTTACCACAATATCAGAAAGCTGTCATTGAAGAAATAATCAATTCGATAAACAGTAACACATCAAGCTACTATGCATTTGCAGCTAATCCAATTGCATATGTTGCCAATACTCCTGATGTTACTTCAGATGATTATTCAACATCATTTACTAATAATTGGCAAATGTTATTTGGTAAAAAGTTAACAACTTCCGATGTTGTTCCTGTTATTGATAATGAATCTTGGACACAGAATAAAGTTTACAACCGTTACGATAATACTGTTGCCAATTTAACAAACTTTTATACCATAACACCGCCATCAACAGTTGGTGGGTATTATAATATTTACAAATGTATCGATAATGCTAATGGTGGACCAACAATTTATCCACCAGATCAAGTTCAGTCGCAGTCATTTACAAAGTCTGATGGATACACATGGCGATATATTAGTTCTATTTCTAGCGCACAATATAATAAAACAGCAACAGTAGATTATGTTCAAGTAACATCGAATACAACAGTTGTTTCTGGTGCTTTTGGGTATTCAGGTATAGAAGTTGTTATGATTAATAATGGTGGTGTAGGATATTCTGCTTATACCAATGGAACAATCCAATCTGTTTCTAATAGCACATTGTTACAGATTCAATCGAGCGCCTCTGTTGATAATGATTTTTATACTAAAAATAGCATTTACATTTATAACACTGGTTCTGCTACCGGACAATTATCGACAGTTAAAAACTATGTTTCAAATTTGACTGGAAATTACGTATATCTTGAATCAGCAATTAATACTGATAATATAATTTCAACAGTAACAAAATATTATATTTCTCCAAAAGTTGTATTCAAAACAGATGGTGCTTCACAACCATCTGCATTAAGCTACATAAATCCTTCTTCTAATTCTATATCAAGTATAAAAATAATCGAGGCGGGTTCAGGTATTTCTTGGGCAAACGTTTCTATTCAAAGTAATACTATATATGGTTCTGGAGCTAATTTGTATGCAATTGTTCCTCCACCAGGTGGACATGGTAGCAATCCTCAAGCAGAACTTGGTATTTCTGGATTTGCTGTGTATTTCTATTTTGCTAATACTGAAGGCAGTACCATTTTAGGAACAACACAATACAATAAAATTGGTCTAATAAAAAATCCATATGCTATATCACAAACAACCAAGTTAAAGACAACACCTTATACTTCAAGTACATTTAGCGCCACATTACAAGCTAATATGACTTTGAATACTGCTTTGTTTACACTTGGTGATACTGTTGTTGGTGAAATTAGTGGTGCAAGAGGTACTGTTGCCTTTGCGAATACAAGTAAGATTCATTTGACAGGTGATAAATATTTCAGTAATAATGAGAGAATTGTTTCGAGTAGTGGCTTAGTCTTCGCAAATATTACAATAAATACAATTGGCGATATATACACAAAAGATTTATCACCACTCTATGTTCAAAATATCAGTAACGTTACTCGTTCTAATACCCAAGCTGAGTCGTTTAAATTGATTATTAAAGTTTAAATAGGAAATAGAAATGCCATTAAGCGCAAATTTAAATGTTTCTCCTTACTTCGACGATTATAATGAAGACAACCAATACTATCGTGTCTTATTCAAGCCGCAAGTAGCTGTACAGGCTCGCGAGCTTAATCAAGTTCAGTCAATTTTACAAAATCAAATTGAACGTTTTGGTAATTGGGCGTTTCAAAACGGTGACATTGTTTCTGGTTGTACGATCATTGATATTCCTTCATTACCTTTTATTCGTCTTCAGGATTTCCAGGTTAATGGTGCTTCTTTTGATGTTACCTCATTAGTTAATACTCAGGTTGTTTCAGCTTCTTCAAATTTGACAGCACGCGTGTTCGTTGCTAATACTGGTCTTGTTACCAACTACCCAAATACAAACGTTGTTTATGTTCAATATGTAAACACTGGTAACACTGGTGGTAGCGTTGTAGTTTCTTACAGTAATAATGAAACATTAAATTTCTATGCAATTCCTTCAAACGGTACACCAATCGCTACTATTAATGTTTATGCAACATCTAATTCTACTCAAATTTCTACAGGTAATGCACATGGCATTTCTGTTAGTGATGGTATAGTTTTTATCAACGGGGTTTTCGCCAAAGTAGTTACCCCAACTTTTGGTATTGTTAATAATTTTGGCACATATGCTGGTAATAGCGTTGTTGGATTCAAGCTTTCCGCAAATAGTATTACAGAGAATCAAGATTCTTCATTGTATGATAATGCTCTTGGATATTCGAATGAAAACGCACCTGGAGCACATCGTTTAAAACTTATCCCAAACCTTATAACACTAGATCCAGTTACTGCTACTAATACATCTGGCTTTAATCCAATTGCTGTATATAATTACGGTGGATTGATAAGTAAATCTGTTGCTTCACAAAATGTTTATTCTGTTGTCGGCGAAGCTATAGCTACTAGAATTTATGATGAATCAGGTAACTACGTTGTTAATCCTTTTGTTATTGATACAGTTACAGGATTAACTGGTAATTCTATTATAACAACTATAGATGCAAACACTGTATTGGCTCGTGTTAGCCCAGGTGTTGGATACGCTCAGGGACAACGTGTACAAATTCTTAAAACTGCATATATTAATATGCGTCGTGGTATTGACACACAGTCTTTTACTTCCCAGCAAATAACATTTAATTATGGTAACTATTTCACAGTTAATGAAACTGCAGGTATTTTCCCATTCAATACAGCGCAAACAATTAATCTTTATGATTTACCACAACAGGCTGTTACAACAAGAACGTTTGCTTCTATTTCAAGTCCAAAAGGTAATTTGATTGGTACAGCTTCTCTTAGAAATTTCAATTACGTTTCTGGTGTAGATGGAACCAATACTGCAGTTTATGCAGTTCATGTGTTTAATATTCAAATGAACACTGGTTATCAAGTTAACCAAATTAGATCTATAGGATATACATCAGGAACAAAGGGGTTTGCAGATTTAACAAATCCTGGAACTATAAACAGCTCTTCGTTTAAAGATCAGCTTTATAGTTTTGGTGTTACTGGATTAAAGTCTCTCAGAGACTCTGCAAATAACAATAACACTCAATATACATATCGTACAAACCAATCATCTTCTATGTACTCTAATGGACAAATTGTTGTAACGATTCCAGGTTCTGCAACTGGTGGTATTGATGTTCTTTCTTATGGTCAAGGTGTTCTTCCTATTATTGATACATCAACAATTACTGTTGTTGCAACGGCTAATGTTGATACAGCCCAATTAGCTGGATCTATAACTACTTCTTCTACACTTACAACTGTTACTGGATCTGGTACTAATTTCTTATCAGATTTTGTTCCAGGTTCGTTGTTAAAATATAATTCAGTAATACGAACTGTTACATCTATAACAAACTCGTCAGTTATGACTGTTGATGCTAATTTTGGTGGTGCTGCAGGAACTGGTGGATATTATAAATCATATTTGAATGGTAGAATAATTCCATTTTCTTATAGTTCTACTGGACCACAAACAGGATATGTTTATGTAAGCAATACTACTTCTTTTGAAGTTAGATCAACACAGGCACCAGCTTCTTCTCTTGCTGTTCAAGTATACTATGATATAATAAGAACAAATGTTGTTGCTGCTAATAAAACTATCAATAAGAAACGTTTTGTTAAAATTAATACAGCTAATAATGCTGGTGGACCTAATGGGCCATGGTGCCTTGGTGTCAGTGATCTACACCAAATATCTGCAGTGTACGGCGCATCAAGTGATTCTTTTTGTAATTCAACTGCTATTACTGCAACAAATATAACAAGTCAGTTTAGTTATGATACTGGTCAAAAAGACACTCATTATGATCTTGGTTACATATATCCAAATCCTGGATATACTTCAGCCACATACCCATATTTACTTGTACAAATGGATTATTTTACAGTAAATAATTCTCCTGGTTGTGGTTTCTATAGCATAGAATCTTATCCGATTGATGATGCCAATACAGCAAATACTAACGCTATCCAAACTAAAGATATTCCACTTTATGTAGACGAGGCAGGTAAGAAAAATTGGTTGAGAGATTATGTTGATTTTAGAACTGTTGGTGTTTTGACCGCCAATAATACTGGCGCTGTATCAAATGTTGTTACATCTATCTCATATTCTACAATAAATCCATCAACTGCTCTTACATTTACTATTCCATCTGGTGGTTTAAATGTACCATCTTATGGTAAAAATATGCAATCAAACTATACTATATATTTGTCAAGAAGCGATTTGGTTACAATCACACCTGATAATAATATAAAGGTAATCGAAGGTCAACCAAAAATTTCACCGCAGACGCCAATTTTTCCAGATAATTCTATGGCTGTTGCTGTTATTAATGTTCCTCCATATCCTTCTCTTTCAACAGATCAAGTTGACTTAGATCAAGCTATAAACAAACTTTCTAAGAATTTGATTCGTGATACTTCTACTGCAATTAGTACAAACCTTGTAATGAATCGTCGTTACACTATGCAAGATATTGGTAAGCTAGATAAGCGTATCTCTAATCTTGAATATTATACTCAGCTTTCTCTTCTTCAGCAGAAAGCTACGAATATGGTTGTTACCGACGTTAATGGATTAAATCGATTTAAGAATGGCATATTTGCTGATTCTTTTGATAGCTTTTTGTTAAGCGAAGTTTCTAATCCTGAATATTCTATCGCTATTGACAGAAAAGAAGGTAAAGCAAGACCTAAATTTGTAACAGAATCATTTAGATTTGATTTTAATTCAACTGCTTCTTCTAATGTTCAAAAAACAGGTCGTGTTATTACTCTTCCTTATACAAGTGTTGCATTTATAACTCAGCCATTTGCAACTAAATACCGTTCATCTGCTCATGTTGCCTCACATTGGAGTGGATTTGTGTCATTGATGCCTACATATAATAATAACGTTGATACAAATCAAACAGCTTCTGTTGGTATTACAATCGATAATACTACACCATGGAAAGAATTTGCCAATTCACCATTTGGTTCTATTTGGGGTGCTTGGCAAACATCGGTAAATACAGTAAGTTCTTCTGTTACAACAGGCAAACAGAATGTTTATAATGTGGAACTTGGATATCAATATGATAACGGTACAGCTCGACAAGCCCTTAATAATGCGATTGCGCAATACCAATCAGATGGTTTTGTTATTGGTGGTACTTCATTGACATTTACTGGATCACATGGTGGTATTGGAAGTAACGCCTCTGTAACTCAAATAAGTTAATTTGGAGATAAAAAATTGGTAGCAACAGTAACAACGACTACAGTCAATACATCTACTTCTAACAGACAAGGTGTTCAATTAACTGTAGATTCTCAATCTAATACAGTTCAAATTGGTAATTTTGTTACTGATGTTACGATAAACCCATATATTGCTCCTCAAATCGTTTCTTTTTATGCTACAGGTCTAAGACCAAATCAACTTATGCATGCTTTTTTTGATAGCGTTTTGGTTGATGCGTATTGTGCGCCTGGTACATATAATGGTGGTGATACTTCTAGATGGGAATCTGTTGATAGGACTGC